CCTTTCAAGCGCCTCTCTTGCGGAGTCTAGTTCAGCCTCTGCCCCAGCTATATTCTGTGTACCAAGGAGTTCCTCTACAGTGATCCCTAACTGAGAAGCCTTTTTAGTTTGCAGGTAGTCCCGCAAGGACTTGTCCAGAGATTCAATAGAGTCTGCCAGTGTATCAACACCCTCAGCGGCTTTATTTGCAGACTCTCTGGCCCGCAGTAGAAAGGCACCGATTGCAGTTACCAGTGGGATACCAATACCAAGGGCAGCGGACAAGCCGATAGCAGCCTTAGTGGTCATACCCAACCTATCGGCAATAAGCGGAAGGACACCGACAAGCTGTGTTGCTTGCTGACCGAAGGCAACCATAACGTTCGTACCGCCTTGGACCTGAACCAAGAAGTCACCGACCTGATAACCAGCCTGCTGGGTTACAACACCCATACTGTTACTGCTCTTAGTAGCAGCCTGCTGTGCAGTCCCGTACCCAGAGAACACACCAGTACCAGAGGCCATCTGCTTATTGAGGCGGTCTGTCAGTTGGATTTGTTGTTGAGCAGAGATGATGTTAGCTTTACGGGCAACGGCAAGTTGGTTCAACTCTTTCGAGTAGAGGTCCATAGCCGCATAGCCCTCAACGTACTTACGACGAAGACGCTCTTCCTCAACAGCAACTTTGGCAGCAGCAGCAGCTTGTTTGTCCAAGTTAGCAGAAAAGACACTCGCACTGGCACTAGCACTCTTAGTGGCTTGGTCAACCTTGAGTATCTCACGATACATGGTTTGGGCGGTGTTGGAGAAAGACCTATTAGATTGGGCTGCTCTAGAAACTTGACGTTCTTGACGCTCGAAGGCTTCCACAAAAGCAGAGGCACTTCGTTCAGCAGATTTGAGGGTATTGCCGAGAGAGTCAAGCTCCCTGTTAGCAGACTTAATACTACCAGTTCTTACCTCAACGCCAATTTCAATAAGATCAGACATCAGCTTCCTCGCTAGTAGTTTTAATCCAGATATTATCCAGAGCCTTAATCGTAGTAAGTTCCCACGGGGACAACTCTAATCCAACTAGGTTAGACCAAGCCTGTATACCCTCGTAGGAAAGTGGGTTAGGGCCACTCATACCGTATGTCCTGCCATCGTGCAGTTCGATAAAAGTGGCCCAGATGTGAGCAGCAACATCAGGGAATAGAGCAGCAGCATTGGCTTGTTCAACCTCTTCTAACTGCTTACCTAGCTGCTTTGCTACTTGAGCAAGGTGGTCAGCTTCAGTGGCTTTACCTTTGCCACCTTTGACCCTTCGGCCCATCTTGAAGGAGTACTCAGCGTAGTCCTCAAGTTCAGCCTTTACTTGCCCAAAAAAGCCTGCGCGTCCCCAAGTGCAGCGTCTACTTGCTCACGGACCCAAGGAAGGTCAACAAACAACTCACGCACTTTGGTTTCGGTACAGTCAGGCTTCTCGCCACCCAGAGTGACGTTCCATCCGTCTACACACTTTACCAGAAGGTCCAGAGCAGATGCTTCAATCTCTTCAGCAGAGAAGTTCAGCTTGCCACCAGTCCGTTGTGCTTTCTGCAAGCGGCGGTTCTGTTGTGCGTGAGAGATGGACTTATATTTCTTGGAGTATGGACCATGAATAGTAATGGTCATCTCGCTGCCATCCTCATTAGTCAGGATTTCAGAATTAACGGGGTTGTAGAGAACCACATTTGTAGTCTCTTTGGTCTTACCAATGCTCAGAAGATCAGCCATTGTCGGGTATCCTTTAGGTTTATGTCGGATTAAGTTGAGATGTCGGGTTAGTTATAGTGGGCTGGAACCTCACCCGACATAAAGCTCCAGCCCTACCCTAGCTAGGGATTAGTCTACCTGTTGTCAGGTATTAGGCAGAGCGTGTCAGCTTCAGGTTCGTACCTTCCGTAGTATCGTACAACGACACAAAGGGAATGGTAATCAAACGAGAGGCGGGGTTCTGTACGGGTACTGCTGCACCATTGTACTTGACGCGCGGGAAATCGAATGTGTATGTGCTGGCACCAGTAGGGTCATCAACAGACACGGAGAGCGAAGATTCTGTCTCATTCAAGAACTTGTTGATGAGTGTTTCATCTTCGTAATAAACTGTCATGGTGCCTTCGACAATCGCACGACCAAACTCAAGCTGCTGTGCGCTGTCGCTACCAATAACGAAGGTAGGGGCGAACGAGTTAGTCAGCGAGAAGTCCAGCGAGGTAACGATAGCAAGACCTGAGCCGCCATCTGTAATCGTGCCACTGTAGCTGTCGAAAGGAGCATTAGTGGACGATGCTGTTGGAGCGCCACCAGTGGAAGCTGTAGTACCAGCCTGTGTCATGGTCTTACCGACCAGATCGAATGTGCCTGTAACCATCTGGTTAGGAGCAATCGACACGTTCAGTGTGGAGACAGCCATACCAGTAAACAGACGGAACTGAGCGATGTCGTTAGCTGCATCTTCAAACGAGAAGTACTTTGGCGTAGTGCCAATCTTCAGTACGTTTGTCGAGTAGGTGTTCAGGAAGGCACTCTCGAAAAGGCCGTCAAAGTCACCCTTACGCAGATCAACTTCAATGGAACCACCAGCTTGCTTGTTGCCATGACGATCAACGCGAGGCATACGGTCAGCTTGGATTTCATTACCTTCAACACGATCCTTGGTCAAATCCAGAGAGTGCGTGTTGAAAGGCAGGTTAGCGAAAGTGGGTGTGGAGGGGGTGGTGCCAAAAGCCGTTTCCGCAATAAACGAAAGGCTGGAGCGGCTACCTTGAGCAAAAGCCATTATTCTTCTCCTTCAGAGATTTCTTCTGTAATAACATTAGTTTTCTTAGCGCGAAGATTCTCTGTCAGTGCAGGAGCAACTGTCGCGGCTACATGGGCGGGAACTTCATCACCGACGAAGTATGTTTTACCAACAAAGGCAAAATTCTGTTTAGCTTTGTACATTATCTGTAACTTCCTTAGAAGGCGTACACATACCAGCCTACGTTGACTGCTACATAATACCAAGGTGTGTCTATAAAGGCACTGTCTCTCTCAGCGTAGTCAACAGAAACTATTATAGTTTGACCACCAGCATTAGTGAAAGAGATGTCAGTGGTGGCATCAAAGGCATCTATTACCTTGTTGGCAAGGGCATCAGCAGCGGCTGGTCCCTGACCCTCTGGGGTGTAGCAGAAGAACCGCATAACACCGTCATATCTCATCTGAGGATTTAAGCCCCGTGTGGCTGGTCTACGGGAGACTGGCACGAACTTAGGCTGTACGAAGGGGACGCCTGTTGTGGGGCTGTAGGAGACGTTCTCGTAGGCTATGTCGGGGATACCTACGATGTTACTCAGCTTAACCTCTAGAGCGGCCCGTATGTCGTCATATACAGTAGCCATTACCCAAACTTCCTTCTGACTTTAGCAAAGACGTGATAACCGTCCTTTTGCCAACTCTCACCATTCTCGACATCTCTAGCATGAGGTGCGCGGTTACGAAGGGTGAACTTCACGTTACCAGAAGCGATCATCTCTTTGATGTTCATGCCTTGGATGTCTTGGTAGAGGTTCTGCCTGCCCACCTCTCTAATAGCGTCTGGATTAGCGCCCTTAGGTTTGTTGTCAGACTTCTTTGACCTACCACCACCGAAACCTGCCCTACCGATAGAAAAGGATTCTATATAGGCACCAGTGTCAACGGGGGAGACAAAAAGAGCGTAGTTAGCGACAAACTGTAATCTGTCTTCTAGTTCCTCAGCTACCTGTTCTTCTATCTGACCCTTGATGGCGTTCATTGTTGCTTGGATACTAGCCATTACTCAGCTACCTCACAGATATAGCAGACAGCAGAACCACCATTGAAGATTGTCGAGACCTTAACGATCTTAACAGTGTCACCTTGACCAGAGATTAAATCCTCATCGTCAGGGGCAACAACAAGACCAAGAGCAGGGACAATACAGCGACGACTGCCTCTGCGAAGTTCATCATTGTCTGGCAACCCAACAGAGAAGTTAAAGAAGTAGCCGTCAAAGACATAGTTTGTTGTTGCTGACCCAGTGATAGCGCCTGTGCTGGGGTTATAAGTACCAGCAGTAGTCTTCTTAATCAGGGTAAGCTCTTCTCCGTGGTCTCTAACTAACCTAAGTAGGTCAAAGGAACGAAAGGACATATCCTACTCCTTATTCATACTCTGGGGTTTGGTAGCTAGGGGGGTTCTTGAAGCGGTCCCTACGGAAGCTGCCTTCGATACGGTTAGTGTTAGCGCGAACAGCCTCAACGCCTGACTTAGTGATACCACCAGCAAGGATACCGACAGCAGCACCATTGGTCTTGGCCTGATACTCAAGTTGGTCAGCGAGAGTTTGGTACTGCTTGGCTAGGTCAGAGTAGTCAGAGCTAAGAGCGCCACTCAGGCTAGTAGTAACCAGTCGGGAATACTTAGAAGCGATAGCCCTAGCAACCCAACCAGCAGACAGGTAGATGTTGTCGCCATTCTCAGAGAGAC